TAGGGCTCCAGTTTTAGTTCCTCGAGGTATTTCGGGGTCGAGGCGCTCATAAAAGCGTCGTTGGTGTCTCTGATTTCGTCGCGGATATCGATGTCTTCGTCTGCTGTTTGCATTTGGATTTAGTCGGCTAGAACTGGATCCCGAGCCGTCCTAGCAGTTGGGTTTTGGTTTCAAGGCTGGCGTTCCGGCCGAAGGTGACAAAAAGCTTGTCACTCCAAACACGGACCCAATGGGCCTCCTCGGGAATTTCCTTGATTTGTTCGATCAGCCATTGGCGCTTACGGAGGGCGTCTCGACAGCCCTCGGCAACTAGGACCGAACAGAAAAATAAAAGCTGATAACGTTCGGCCGGCGTTAGCTTGGTTAGGCCGTCGACGTAGGCGTTCAACATGTCCTGGCCGTTCTCACTGGTCCACGCGGCGCCGATCTCTTTGGCGGCCTGGACATCGGATGCGTTGCGCGGAACCAAGTTATAGTAGCACCGGCTTTTGAATGGGGCCTTCTTTAGGCCGTACCGCTCGACGTCGGCGGCCTGGTAGTTATCAATCCAATACATCGGATCGGTTTTGCGAAGAAGGTAACCGAAGACTAAAAAAGTGGCGGCCAGCTTCGTGTTGCAGGTAGTGATCACCTGACTCAGCACATCGGGGGCGGGGAGAACGTCGCCCTCGATCATTTCACTAGGCGGCGGCGGTTCTCGCGGAACCACCGCCAGTTGCATATTCTCGGACATAAAAATTTGGGATTTAGGCGGGGCCGCACGCTTCTCGCCCGGTGCGGCTGTGGGCTGGCTCCGCGCCTCGTTAAGTCATTAAAACGCGCAGTTTAAAGTTGGCGTTGGTGCCGCCTGCGTTGGTGACAAACAAAGCCGTTACGTCTGTCGTAAACGGGTTAGTAAGGCCGATGCCAACTCCAAATAGGAGCATTTGATTGGCGACCAGACTGATGGTTTGCGCCGGGGCGCTCGAGGAATTGGTTTTAACCGTCACGGCTTGGTCGCTCCACATCATCAAGCTTTGCACGTTGGCGTTTACCCAATCGGCGTCTATCGGGGCGTTACTGGCGCCGGCCGCAACCACGCCGTCCCAACCCTCCAGAGATTGGCCGCTAAACGGTGTGGTCACCGTTTTGACGTTGCCGGCCGCATCAGAATATCCTTGGGTGATCGAATGATTAAACACGGTCATCCTCCTTCCTAGCTCGCGGGTATGAGCGGGTACATGGTTGCGGTCATGCTGATCCGCTTGTTAGCGGTGCGGTTCTGGGTGAGCCGGGCGCTTCGAAGTAGGACTAGGCCGGCGGTGGTTCCGCTCGGGTAACCGATTAGTGAGAGGTTGGCAATCGTGATCGGGTGACCGACGACGCCGGGGAAACTCCCCATCACCTCGCCGTTGACCGTCATCTCGGTGCGGGCGTTGTAGCTCACCACCTCGATAAATTCGCCCACGTTATTTCGCTGTTCGAAAACATCCGAGGTCACGTTTTCCTCGATACTTTCAACTGCAAAACCCGTTTCGGGCGTCGGGCAGCCCCATATATAGCCGCTGGCGGCCGGGTACTGGTTAACAAAGGTTGTTGGCATAAGTGTTAGTCAAGAGTGGGCGGCTTAATCAGGATTCGAGCGATGAAAGGCACCGAATACTGGAGAGCCGGCGCATCGTTGGTTAGGATGATTGAGTCCTGGTCAGGATCGGACATGAACATAGGTGGCTGGCCGGCTGCCGCCTGGAGGCTGTGCGGGTAACCGTGCAAAAGGCCGAGGATGTGTTGCGCGGCGGCCAGGGCGTGGATCCCGGTTGGATTCATGCTTCGGGATTCAAAGACGGAAACCACTAAATGCGCGAATCCGTCCAGACTAGTCGGCCAAACACGAGGATCGTTTAAGCGGAAGGTCGGGGTCAGCACAGTGATGCCTAATCCGATTCCGCCCACGGCTATATCAAGGAGGTTTTGCACGTCGCCTTTAACCTCGGAAATCACCGGAACGGCCAGGCCGTTATCGCTTGCGCTTCCGTTAAACATGCCGTCGTCGGCCAGGTATTCGCTGGCCAGCACTTGCAAGTTTTCCAACTGTGAAAGCGCAATCATTAGTAGCTCCTGAATCCTCGCGGGCCGCCGCCCACCGCCGAGGGGCCACGCCAGCCCCACGGATCCCGCCGGAACCATCCAACCTTGATCTGGTCGCCCTCGGCGCCGACTTGGGAATCGTCGCCCACGTAGGCGGTATCGTTGGGCCCCTGGATAACTAGGTCGCCCTCCGCGGCGGCCTGGATATCTTTTAGGGCCTGCTCGTAATCCCCTCTTCTCGGATCGTCCTCGAGCCGGCCGATGTTCGGCAGAGCGTTGAGCAGCTCCCACCGCAGCAGATTCAAGGTGCTTAGATAAAGCTCGTCGGGGATGGTCCCCGGCGGCCCCATGTTGTTGCGCGTATTGGGAAACACTGCAACTCGCCCACGCACATACTGGGTCGCGTAAGTAATTAAAGTGGGCAGCCGCTGCACTAGGCTGGTGCCGTTCACGTCGGCCGTGTCGCATTGTTTGCGCTCGGTCTCGGTGAGCCGGCTAACCACATCGTCAGGGCTGATCACTAACCAGGACATAAGTTCCTCGTTGTTGTTAGTTCTCCTTTGTTAGAAGCCGGATGGCAGCGTGCATTGTAGGCGCCGGCAGAGGGCCGAGCCGGTGATCAAAATTTGCTCGTACCAATCCAGCATGAAGACATCGCTTCGGGCCGCCCAATCGCGTTCTTGGTAGACCGCGGAAATCCCGCGCTGGTCCATGCGAAACGTTTTCATGAAGCTCATGTCGTAGGGCGAAGGCGAGGTGTCGCAAAAGAAAATGTACATGTCGTTTCCGACATAGTTAGATTTGGCACTCGCGGCCCCCGGTTTTTTGGTATCAAGCACAAATGCCGAGATCAGGATCTCGATATTCGGGTTTAAGAGCATCGAACGAATCATGTCGATGGTCACGCCGGCGATGCTAACGCCTTGCAAACGAGTAACCACGCTTTGGTGATTACGGATGGCGTTGAAGGTTGCGACGTTCATGAGCAACCTATTCGGCATTTTTCCGACGTTGTTAGCCAGATCCTCAATCGCTTTGTCCACGTTTACAAGTGGGCTGGCGGTCGTGACGGTGACATCCACCGCAAACGCGCTCGCGTAGGCCTGAGTTTTAGCCAGGTCGATCACCGCCTTGGCGTGGGTATTGTTCGCCGAGCGAACTAAATATTTGATCTTCTGGCGCTCGAGTAGCTCGGGGTCCAGTTGGGCGGCTTGTTTGCGTTCCTGGTCATCAACGGGGATGTCCAAACCGAAGCAATCCAAGTTAAATTTGGAGTCTTGCACATCGAAAGTCAGCCGTTGGGCCTGCTGGCCGACACCGCGCCGGCTTCCGGTGGGCGCCTGGTAAGCCTGTTTGTCGCCGAAATTTTTGTAATAACCTGTGTAGACGGCGGTCACCACTTCCGGTGCTAGGAAATCGGCCACCGGATCCACGCTGTCTGGAGCAATTTCGAAGGCGTAATTGGTAAGAGTTGACCTAAATTTTCCTGACATAAATTATTTCTCCTTAACGCTTATTGTCAGTTAAACGCTGGCCATGATGCATTCGCTGACACCGCCCGATTCCATTGATTTACCGATCCAACACGGGTTGGTGCCCGGTTTGGTGGCGGTAACCCCACCGTTAGTTCCGTCGACCCATAGGTCTTGGTAGGCGGTTACTGAGCCGGTCGTGATCTTGACGTGGTGCTTGATGCCGATTACGGAAGAATTTCCGCCGGCGGCCCCGCCCCCGACTAAGGTTTTCACGGTCACATCGACCGTATTTTCATCGGTATCCTGATCGGCCGAGGCGATCCCAATTAGAGTAGCGCCGGCCGCATCACACAGAACAGCTGTTCCGCTGCCGGTGACGCCGAGAATCTGGCCCATCGCGATGGGCGTAACTACGGTTCCGTCGACGGGCAGCACGATCTGACAAGGGTGCTGTACAATTCCTGCTTGCATTTAAAAATAGCGTTTTCATCGGTTCAAAGGGGATATAGTCGACGGGTTAAAGCGTCTGGTAAAAGTTTAACGGCCTAACAAACCAGGTTAGCCGTTAACGAAAGCCTCGGGCGCTTCCTGCTTGGCAATAATAAGAAGGGTGTCGGCGTCGGCCTTGGGATAGCGTTCCTTGATTCCGGCCAGCACTCTGCGCTGCATCATCATCTCGGCCCGGTCCTCATCCGTGATTCCGTTGCCGGCCTCGGCCATCGCTCGGCCCGTGCCGATATCGCGCCGGTCAGCCCCATCCACTTTAATTACGGGTTTAAAGATTCCCCGCGCGCTCATGGCGTCCAAGGCCTTCTGCGTTCCGCTCGGGTTAATCAGGTAGCCGTCTACGTAGTATTTGCGCAGATCGGCGTCTTTACCAGGGAGTTTGCCGGCCTGGACCGCCGCATCCACGGCCGCTTCGGCACGATCTTTTCGGATGGTGGCTAGTTGGGCCTCGGCATCATCCTTGTCATCGTTGGCCTTCTTGGCCTTGGCCTCGGCATCGTCTTTATCGTCACTGGCCTTTTTGGCTTTGGCTTCCGCTTCCTGAAGTTTGGCCTTCAGGCCTTTGATCTTCTTAAGGAGCTTATCCGGCATCTGATCGTCGTCCGAATCCGGGGCGTCATCACCGAAGAGTTCCTTTGCCAGGGCCCCGAGGCCCTTTGCTTCTACACTCATCGCTTTTTCCTTTCGGGTTGGTTGGGCGGCCAATTCGGCCGCGATTTGATCCATGATTTCGCGTTGTTTGCGAAAAGCGGGGTTGTTGACCAGGGCGCCGATCGGCCCGGTAGGCGGAAGCCCCGTGGGGTTGCCGTCCTTATCGACTTCGAAGGTCGGAGAGAAATGCTTGAAGTCCCTGCCCTCGACGTTCTCCTTGCCGGTTCGGCTCCATTCGAGCTCGAGATAAATCCCGTCGTCTGGTTTCCAAATAAAGCGCACCGGGGTGGCCGCCGCGGCCTCGCCCTTATGGTTAAAATCCACAAAGGGTTTCACGTCGTGCTCGAGTAAATCCTCCAGGTCGCTTTGCAGCGCCTCGGCCGCCTGGCTGGTAACGTGAACCTCGATCTGTTTGGGCTCGCCGTTGACGCGGCAATAAATCTCGTGGCTGCCGGCTGGCATGTAGAGAATCTGGTTAGGAGCCCCTTTGCTCACGGCGCCCAAGTCCCAATTGAATTCGCCGCAGATTAAGATCGATTCCGCGGCCGCCTTGGCGCCGCCGCGCCAGGCCTTTAAACAAATGGCCACGTTCTGGTCATTGGACCGCTTTGGGTTAGTCGAGACTTCGTGCATGCAGCGTTTCATGAACGCGTCTTGTTTTTCGTCACCGGTCGGTGTTGGTACTGGCATGGGGCTTATTTCCCTCCGCTCTGCTGGACGGCGTTGAATCCGATTTGTATCGCCTCGAGGAACTTCTTTTGCGTATCGGACTCCGGTGGCATCGCGCCAGGCCACGGCGCCTGGTTGACGCCCTTGCTTAAGGCGTAGGCGTTAAAGGTCTTGATGTTTTTTCCCTTCCCTTGGTTATAGGACAGGACGTTTCCGCGCCGAAATAGCTTGAGCCCAAGGCTGGTTTGAAACTCGGCAGCCATGCGGCCTTTGGCCTGCGCGATTAGGGGAATCGTGAGCGCCTTTGCACGCTTAGGCTTTATAGGGCCGCCCTTGACCTTGTGCCCGAGGTACGGGCTAAGATTGGTAATGTAGAAGTGCTTCGGATCGGGGAAGACAGCCGTCTGCCAGGCCTGAACAATATCGGCGCCGAACCGCCCCGAGCCCGAGCCGCCGGCGATGTGGTGCGGCCCTTGCCACCTCGGGATGAAAGCCGTGTGGTAGTCCTTAAAGTATTTGAGCATCACGCGCCCGGCCACCTTCATCGCGGGGTTAGCGA